CCCCTATCTCCACCAATTGTGTAGTGTTGTGTTTAATCACATGACAATTGATATTGGTAGGTTCTTCATGTAGTATGAGGCTTGAATGCCTCCCCTTTGGGTCGCCTAACGTAGACTTGGCGGATACTATAGAAGATGGGACCCTGTGTGACTAAGACGGTTGTCTTAGTATAACGTGTGGGATGATATTCCACACAATCTTTGTTCCTTTTCTTTACGAGGCTTTCAAATGTTTATTAGAATTCGACAAAGAGACAATCTGTCAAGTCCCGAGGCAACATTCAGGTATTATTATCCACCTGAATATTGGTACCAGAGAGATCCCATAGTTGGGATAACATCTCATTGGAACAAGGTCTTAGGATCAGAACAGGTAGTGCTCGATAACGGGAAAACAAAATTCCGTAAGGGCGCGTCTCCGAATCCGGTTGACATGAGAAAGTTTGAAAGTTCATGCACTACTGGGATTGCATCGACAATTAGATATGGATATGGATACCCGATTCGCGAATTTGTTGGCCCATTGGCCGCATTTGACGCGTTACCGGTTAAATCCATGCAAAATCCATTAATTATCGATCCCAATATGCTAGACTTGGCTGCTATGAAAGCTTATGCTAAGATTTCATCGGCATCAATTGACATCGGCGAAAACCTCAACGATCTGAGAAAGACCGTTGATCTGCTGAAGTCACCTCTTAAAGGAATAGTTAAGGCAATAGGTAAGATGGGAAAACAAAGCTCTCGAGCTTTCCGTCTACCGAAACCTGGACTAGGAGCACGCAGTCAAAACTTCTTGAAAGCAATGTCCGATAGATGGCTTGAATACCGATATGGTATCATGCCGTTAATTTTGGATTTTGAAGCTGGACGGAAGATGGTGAATAAAGGGTTCTTTCACCGCCATTCACCGAAGAAAACTGCACGCTCATCGAATTCAACAACTGTAACAACAGATGTTGAGACAAGGGAAGCCAATTTTCCTGGTATTACGAATACATGGTTAAACTCTACCACGACGTCGTATGGTATCCATTGTGGGTGGTATTATTACACTACACTAACACGTGCAGATTTTACAAGATTTGCACTTGGTTTGGATATATACCAATTTCCGGCTTTAGTATGGGAAATAATACCATACTCCTTTGTTTTAGATTGGTTTGTTAATGTTGGCGATTGGATCAAATGTATTACACCTGATCCTTACACTACTATCCTTGGCAGTTTTGCTTCAGCCAAAGAGTCAATTGTTTATACAAGGACATGTCAAAAGTCTGAAGATAATCAGTTGGGTGGTGATCTGATCCCTACGACTTCCCTTTATCAGGGAATAAGTTCGCGATTACTGCGCACAGTTAACATGCCGTTATCGGTAACTCCGAAGATCAATACGGAATTCCTCAATCTTCAGAGGAGTATTGATTCCCTTTCACTTTTATGGCAGACAATGCCACGTATGAGGTAAAATTATGGGACTGCAATCTGCAACCCTGTTAAATGGCAATACAAATGCCGCAACTGGTGGATCCGCAATTACTTTGGGACCCGATGGCCAAACTGTAGCGAACGGGATACATCTTATTGATGCATCTGTAACGGACTATCGTGTCCGTCCGCAAGTTACTGCCAAGGTTAAGATGCCTACCCTGGATAATCTTGGCGCGTATTCGAAGGCTCGTAAAACTTTAACCATTACGATCCCTAAAATTCTCGCCTCGACGAAAACAGTCTTTCCTCTGATACGGATTGAACTGGAAGATCATCCCGAAATGTCCCAAGCTGAAGTTGATAAACTAAAGAATTGGGCTTGCCAAACCTTAATGGACACAGATTTTACGTCCTTTTGGGCAACTGGTTCGATCGCATAAGCGATAACACCTAAGGATTTTCATTTCATTCAACCGTGAGGAGACTACACCATGGTTTGTACGAAGTTCGCAAGGACATTCGATTCAGATATTCTCATGAGAGGTATCTGGTGCAAATTAGCCGAGGATTTCCGTGACAAGACTTTCCCTAACTTTTGCGCAAATGCAGAGAGTATCCTGCAAGTAAGCGCTAAGGATTTTCGTGGGTATACTTTTCCTACGAAAATGAGAGCTACTGCCAGCTTATTTAAACGGCAGTATCAATTAGAGAGTCTCTTTAAGCGGTACCGATTCAAGGATGATCTGTATTCCGATAAAGAGCTTGAGGTCATTACAATGGATAAATTCCATGCGACTCAACTTCGAATCGGCAATGGAGGTAGGCAGAAAATGTCAACTTCTGTTGTTATACAGCGTGCTCGAAAGATCATTTCATCGATCTTGGGTCAGTATGACCCTGAAGAGCACATGACCCTGTGTAGATTCGGTAAGAAGGCAACCGTCGGAAACCCAAAAAGGAATGCTTATTTGGATTCTAAATTGGATTCACCGTTATCTGGTTCACCTGATCATATTAAATGGTTTAAAGACAACTATTTACCTACAGATACAATTCTGCAGGACATTATGTTTCGTATGAAAGATAGTACGAAATATAATGTATGTGAGGTCCTCGCGTTGACAAATGTTCCGAAGAGTTATAAGTCGCTACGGGGGATTATGCCTAATACTTTAATTGGTAGTTTCTACAGTTATGGTTTAGGGCGTATGATCCAAGAACGGCTATGCAACGTGGGTCTAGACATACGAGTGCTACAAAAACGGCACCGCATTCTTGCTCAACGATATTCGGAGTCTCGAACTCATGTAACTGCTGACTTGTCAGCAGCAAGTGATTCGTTTCATCCAGCATTGGTGAATCAACTTGTGCCCAGAAAATGGTACAACTCACTAAAGCTAGGGAGAGTAAGCCAATTTTCCTATAATGGGGAAAATTCTCATATGTCATCGTTTATGACCATGGGGATAGGTTTTACTTTCCAATTGCAAACTCTTCTTTTCTATGGGCTTCTCAAAGCCATAGAGCAGCTCACGGGTAAGACCGGAAAGATTTCGGTATATGGGGATGACCTCATTTA